CTTAAGGTTAAATCATCTTGTGCTACTACACTAAAGTTTATACTAAACGGAGTTATGTCTTGACTCGGAACAGCAGTAAAAGTTACACCATTATAAGCATATCTAACACCGCCAGCATATGGATTAACTGTACTGAGACCAGTTACTATTGATCCAGTAGGTGCAGAAGTTCCACTTCTCAATATAAAAGCATAAGCTTGTCCAGATGTTAAAACTGGACCACCGGTAAAAGTTATATTTCTACTTGTTGCTGTATTTGTTAATGTAGAAACATCAAAATCATCTGATGTAGCGATAGCAGCACCAGTTGGTACACCTGCTATTGTATTATATATCTCTAAAGCTATATCACCAGTAATGGGGACAGGACTATAGTGTAGGTTTAAATCTATTGATGATAAAGGCCCAGTACTTGTTGCAGTAAATACTTGTCCATTTTGCTGAGTTGGGCTTGGAGTGTATTGAAGTATTGTATTAGGTGCAGATAGTGATTCAGCAATCGCACCACTACTAGCAGCAACCACATCCCAACTCCAAGTTCCACCTTCAATTAATTTTGCATTTCTATCTTGAACTACAATTTGAGCTATAAAACTAGGAATAGGAGTTATTCCACCAGAGACGTAAAATCCATCCCAAAGCCAAACTTCATCAGTTCCAAGTCTAACAGCTAAAATATAAACATTCTCTTCTAACGGGATACTAGTTATATTTGCTACGGTAACAAAGGTTAAGTTAGCGTAATTTAATGGATCATTTCTATCAATCTGTACATATGCTGCTTGATTTGCTTCTAAAGATATAGTTCCATTAAGTATGATACTATTATTTTGATCTGAACTAGGAAGAATTATATCTAGTCTAGGTGTCTCAGATGGTGCAGGATTGAATGAGATGTCTCGCGCAGTGCCGTTTAAAACATTGGTAACTGTCGTATATCCAGACGGTGCTAAAACAACTGTTTTATCCTGAGTTTTATCAGCCATCATGGCCGTAAGCTTAGAAACACGCTGTGTTAGATTATCGGTAACTTCACCGTTGTAATTTTGTTGACCATCTAATGTATTGTAATCAGGTGGAATATGGTATGAAGGGAATGTCTGAGAAGCATTGTCCATTCCAATGAATGACATAATATTTTCAGATTCTGTTTCACCAATCTGTTTATTTTCACCTTGGTCTAATTTAGTGGGACCAATATCTGTTCTTACGTATACAGTAACTGCGGTTGCAGTACCAGATGTTTCATTTGCAATTGTGGTAGTAACTGGAATAGTAAATGTAGTATTACCAGTAGAAAATATCTTATATGTTCCGTTGTAATTAGTAGTGTCAGATACTTGAATGGTTTGATCTAAGCTGAACTTGTGATTTGCAGATTCTAATTGTAAACCGTCAACTGTAGATCTTGCTTGAGTAGTAACTGTAGCATAATGTGCTGATTGAGTTAATTCGTTTGCGAAAGGTCCACCAACAATATTGATATAAAAAGTATCAGCATCTTCAACTTCAACTGCATAAGTTCCATCAAAATTTGTAGTTCCAGATATACCGACTCTTTGTCCGTCAGTAAGTCCGTGCGCTACAGATGTACATTTTGCTGTTAAACCATCGTGATTTGTAATATCAATTGAAAGTGTAGTAGTTGTAAAATCAGATGCACTCATGATTGTATCTGAGCGTAATGCTAACCAGTAAAGATCACCACCGATATCAGATAGTACAGAATCATCACGATCAGCAACTAATACATCAGAACTTAAGTAAACACCTTTATCATATACGGCACGTTTGAGTTCAGAAATACCACTATAAACATCACTTAATTTAATTGATAATGCATTACCAGGAGCAGTTACGCCACCAGCTAAGTTAGCTGCAGCATAGAACTCTTCTACTCTTAAATATCTATAGTCAGGGTCATCAGACTTCTTAATCCAATCACCTTTACTTAAGTTCTCAAAAGAACCCAATGTTCCATTTACATAATTCAATCCATTGAGCCAGTTAACGGAGACAGCACCTGTGTTTATATCTTGACGTCTAGTCAACGGTATATACATAGTTTGGTTATCTAATAGTGTTTTATTACCATCTCTTACAATGCGATCCTTGTTGTCAGATACACTTTGAACAAGAATATCTTCTGTCCAAGTTAATAGACCAGGAGTACCATCAGAACTTTGCCAAACACCCTTAGATTTAATAGATGTGGCCAATGAGTCTTTAAATAAATTTACTAAGTTAAATGTACTAGTATCTTCATACCAGTAAGTAGTTCCACCAAACTCTTTAAGCTTGGTCATTACTACATCCATCCACTCTTTTAAGCTTTGGATGTTCTTATCACCACCTTGGAATGCATTAGCATCCAAAGCATTGGTCATAAGTGTATTTGGCTCTAAACGAGCATTAGTGGCTGTAGGATCTTCTCTGAAGGCATAAGATGATAAAGGATCTGGACTAAGTCCGCCAGTTCCCAATCTAAACATCATATCTCTAGCGTCTTCAATAGAAGTGATGAAATTTGGACCAACAGCAACAATAGCTACAGGTACCGTGTCTTCTGGAAAAGAAGAGGTAGATACATTAATGGCAGCAACAAGTGCTGACTGTGTATTTATATCCTGAGTAAACTCTCCACCATCGCCACCCTCTTTATCTGGGTCCCAGAATGCTCTGGTGTCTTTAGCTGCTTCAGTTGTGGTAAGAGTTAAATATACATAGTTAGTGCTGTTTTTTCTAAGTTCAGGTACTAAAGGAGCTGAGAGTGTATTTCCTTCTTCTAGGCCGTGAAAGAATGGACCAGCAAGTGATTGGGGAAAGTAAACAACAGAGTCAGCGACTCTAATAGCTACATTCTGAGTACCTATTGCAGCACCAGGGTTAATAATGTCAAATCCAGTCAATACATAAGGTCTATCGGACCCTACAAATGACTTCATAAGGTACTTAAAATCACCTTGTGTATAACTGTCTACGGAAAGAAAATCTGGCAGATCTAGTCTTTCCGCCGAACTTATCAATAATCTTCCTAATACTGCCATGTTTGTTTGCCCTTATATCTACTTTAGATTACCTAAATTATACCACAATAAGCTTTAGCCTGGATCTACTCCAGATCTATAAACGTCTAAAGTGCTATAAAATTGCTCTGGATACCTAACTAAGAAATTAATGAAAATACCAACAGATTTCACTTCTTCCATTAACTCCTGTAAAACTTCTCTAGCCGCAGCTGGATCAGTAATATATCCACCATATTCACTACCCAATCCATCAAATTGAATACCACCACGTCTTCTTATCATTGTGACACTGCTTCCAATATCATGAGAGTATTTGAAGACGTATGAGGGATCTAGAGCTAAAGATGTTGAACTTGGTTTAAAGAAGTACCTAATTGGTCCCTCTTGTTTTTCTGTTCCAAAGTCAAATATTAATCTACTTGATTCACTCGGTATTTCATTTGTATTAACTTGTATATTTCTTTGTGTTGTTCCTGCATCAATCTCGGCCGTTAAGTTTGTAGTTAACGACGATAAAACAAAATCAGAGTTTACATCCCATAGGAATGGACCTTCTAATCCCTCTTCGATTTGTGCAGAGGTTAATATTACTCTACTACCAGCTGCTGATGTACCAATTCGTTCTATTCTTACAGTTCCGCCAGTTGTATTCTTGGCACCAAATGGCCCACTAAATGAATATACTTCAAATTCAGTAGGACTATTAATAGCCGTAATCTTCCAAGCACCGTCAACAGGTAAACCGGTTCCACCACCTAATGTATTGAGTGTTCTAGGAATTTCTCCAGTAAAAGCTGCAGTGTGCTGTGCAGTTGAAAAAACCTGAATATCATCATAAGTTCCATTTAGATAACCAGCTGGATTATTTCTAAAAGCTCCAAATCTAATTTTACCGGGAGCACCGGTATCTGTTTGAGGTCCTCCTGCAGGAGGACCGAAAGTAAAATGTAAATTACCATCTATAAATAATCTTGTTGTGCCATTGAAATCGTAATCTAACTCCCACTCATTTGCTACACCAGAAACACCAAAAAAAGGTGCGGTGGCATTAAAAATAAGAGTAGTACTTACTTCATTATTAACAAAAAATGCAAGTCCACCAGTGATTGCCCATTGTATAAAGATACTATTACCACCTAAACCTCCACCATCTAAACTTTGATGAAAAACACAGGAAGTAGCCGCTGGACCTCCAGTGAAGTTTGGAGTTAATTTGAACCTTATAGTTCCAG